CGGGCCTCAACAAGTTGCATCTGAGCCGAGTCAAACCCGAGTGTTTGCAGTTTAATTGGGCCCTCGGTGTAGGCGGTTGAACGATCACGACGTGCCTGCCTAAAGGATGCGAGAAGTTTAGCAACCGAATCGCCATCAAGGTTCATGCCCTCATTGTTGAGCACCATCTGTGGGACAGGCTCTGCAGCCATACGGTAAGCGGCTGATTCAAGTTCAATGGCGGTCTGGATGGTACGGCCTGCACGAGACAACACACCCTCATCCCAACCTTGGAACACAATCAAGGAACCCAGTCCATCGTTAGGCAACTGGTTACCATCGATGTTGTAGGACTCGATGATGCTGCGATCAATGCTCAGGTTGTATGAGATTCGGGTGGGGTTGATTCGGCGTAACTTGTAGGGACGGCCATCAGCAGGCGAAACGTCCATGACTTGCAGGTATCCGACACCATAGAACAATAAATCCTCAGCGAGCCATGTCAGGGTTACTGCCCGGGGAACTGCTGGGTCTGGCTGGTCGATAACTTTACGGCGTGGAATCTCTTGGCCTTGGCTGTTGTATTCCTCGAGCGGAATGGTGCCGATGGTGCCACACAGGATGTTTCGTGCACGTGCCACAGCTGGAACCGACATGGCCTGCTCACGAGTAACAGTGATGAAGCCATTAGAGTCAAACGGCACAGGGGTTGAGCCGTAAGATGGTGGGGTGTATGGCAAAACTGCAGCCGTCACAGTTGGAACATACTTATCCACAACTGGTGCTGTATTGAGTCGCATGGCGTTTAGAATCCCCACACGAACACCCTAGCAGACGGTACGAACATTTGTTCGACTATTTGACCTTGAGCGAGGTCTTATCCACACTGATACTTAAACAGCAGTCAGCGTACGATTCACAGTCTTGAGTGGGGCATCCAGTACGGCAGGCCACTACGAGATCACGCCTAGTTGTGAGTACCAAGCATCAGAACCGATAACGGCAGTGAGTGCATTTGATAACAGTACGTGGCCTGTGGTGGTTGGATGCACGTTGTCGCTGAAGCCAGCCATGCCAGCCGTAGAGTCACCAGCAGTAGAGAAACCTGAACCTGCAATAGTGAACTGGTTATCGTTAACCCTTGTGATTACTGGGGTGGATGTTCCACTACTGTAAGTCACATTGTAAGTGGACTGTGCAGAGCCACGAATACTGATTTGGGCACCAGTTGACAAGCCGTGAGCCGTAGCATTAACAGTCATCAAACTTGATGTGGCAGTAATCGACTGAATGTTGAAATAAGGCATAGCGGACTTGAGGCCTGCATTGTCAGTTGCCCAAGCTTGGTCGAAGCGGCACACGGTAACCGGGCTAGCCGTAGTGTTCAATGATGTTGCAAGGTTGACACAAACAGTAACGTAATCACCAATAGTTGAACGGTTAGGATCAATAGTCGGTGGTGGGGTGCAAAGGACAATACGAACATTTGGGTTCACAGTCCGTAGTCTTCCAATAATGTTTGTCAGATTTGTTTGGTAGGTCGAGGTCGATACCTGTCCAGCAGCCGAGTCGTTCATCCCCAAACAAATAGTGGCTAGGTCTGCACGAATGTTGGCCCAAAAGTTTCGGTTATTCCAGAAGTTTGTGGAAGTAGCACCACCAGAACCCTTGTTGATGAACTGGATGTTGCCCTTGTTGGTATCAATCCATCGAGCAGTGAGGAAGTTGTAATGTGCCCCATCATTAAGAACTGGTGCTGTCGTTCCATAAATACTGTTCCAAGTGATTGAGTCACCAATGGATAGGTAAGTGCCACCACGATACATTAAACGTCACCCCTAGCGATTTCGATACCGGTCACGGAAGCTCGATAGTTTCCAGCATTTGGGCCACCAATACGGATGATGATTGAGCCATCGAAACCAGAACCGTCACCAGACAATAGATAAACAGAACCGTCTGGATACCAAGTGAAAGGCGTGTTGGCTTTCACAAAGCCACCCTGCTCCATGTATTGGGATGTGTTTTCTGAAGTTGCCTGATAGAAAGCAATCCACACTTCGGCATCGACTGTGGTTGATACTGTGATTGCTTGTGGATAAAACACATGGCCCAATGTGGGAATTTTATTTCCAGATGTTGAACCAGACATGTTGTATTGCACTGTGTACGATCCATAAGAACCAGCACTGAATGCAGTTGAGTTCTTGACAATCGTACGATGCCGACCTAGACGGCCAAGGCGAGCCCAAAAGTTTTCAGCAGTAGAAACAACCTGCTGGCCCTCATAAGTAGCAAAAGGGTTCTCAAGATTGTTTACATTTACATTCCGATTGAACGGAACATCGAGTACGCCCATTTATGTCACCACTATTGCTGGTCGGTTTGTAACTGCCCCTGCGGAGTTACGAGTCAAGGTTGGTTGAGTGTAGGTTGCTGCACCCTTAGTGATCTGGTACGAGTTCACTGCACCAGTAGCAGAATCAAAGGTTAATGAGGTGTAAGTACCAGAAACCCCATCAGGCCACACCACAGCTGCAGAAGTGACGACGTTTGATGAGTTACGAGTAATGGCACCCACAATAAGCAACTCAGGCTGCAATGCCAAGGATGAATTAGCAGTTACTCCTGCTGGGCCTTGTCCACCTTGGGGGCCAGCAACCTCAACCTCAATACTGACAGTCTGGGTCGTGGTCTCAATGGTCACATCGTCATCAAACCCAACCGTAACAGTGGTGGGTTCAACAGTTGTGATCACAGTGGACACTAGATAGTCACCTGACCATCAAACTGTAGTTTGCCCTCGAGCACACGATACGTGACCGTGCCATTAGTAACCTCAAGGTCATAAAGGTAAGACCCCGGGGTAACGGCACCAGTTAGCGCCGAACTCATTACCAAAGCAATGGTCCCTGCGCTTCCCCCTAACGTGATACCGCTACCCGAGGTCAGGGTTAAAACACTATCAGAGTTCAGGAACTCTTTCACCTGTAACTTGGCTGTGTAACCAGTCCAATTAACTGCAGTGCCATCAATAGTCCACGTGAAAGTTTTATCCCAAGTGGCTCCACAATAGATTGTGGTGTTGTATGTGCCGGGCTGAATCATAGCAACATCATACAGCAACGGTTACCACAGTTTTGGGCATCTCAGCATTACCCACAGCCATAACCATCGCCACAGCTGCAGGAATCGAGCCCGAGGTCTTACGTGCAATACGCCAGCCACCATCCGATGCAGGCCGTCTCGAGCATGAAGCCAACTGGGCTTTCAACTCAGGCTGACCGACATGATGCAACCGCTTCGACTGGATAGCAGTCATCGTAATGTCACACAAGGTCGGGAACACTGCACCACTCCAAGGGGTCGGGTCAGTATGAACCCCAGCCCGCTTCAAATGGGCGGCAACATGCTCACCAGCTCGTGGATCATAAGCGACACTACGGGTCTTGTAACGCCTCACCACCGATGCAATCTCTGAGGCTAGTTCTAGTTCATTCAATGGCTCGTCACGTTCCCACGAGTGGCTGTAGACGTTTAGACCAGTCTCTGTGACCTGTGCCGATACCAAAAAGCAAGATGTCCGGTTAAAGTCAAGGTCAAACGCCATGTAAGTAGGTAGGTCTGGACTCATCACCAAGGTCCGGTCAAGGCCAGCATCAAAGTTTGCCAGGTTGAATGGACAGTCCGTTGCATCAACCCACTGGCACAGCATCTCGGTTCTTACGATGTCTGGATGGTCACGTGCAACCGAATCCTCAAGCGACTCAATCGAAACCGTGTGACCGAGTGCAGGGTTTGCCGCCTGCCAAGCACTAACATCAGTAATTTTGCAATGGGGTTCAGCCGACCACTCCCACCAGCCCAATCGAGGTGAGTTGTCAGCAAGTGCTCTGGATCGTAAATCATTAAGCACAGTGCTGTCTGCTGTCCCAGCGTTCGAGGTGACCCAAGTTTGAGCATTCGGGCGTGCACGGGTGGTCGGTGCAGCTGCAGCCCAAACGGCTTCCCCAATTTCACGGAGCTCATCAATGTATAAAAAGTCAGCACTGGCACCACGAGCACCATCAGCGGTAGCAGCAAGAATGTGATAACGACGAATCCGTTGGCATCCCACTGGGCATCTTTCTGGGTAATGCTCACACCATACTTCGATACCTTCGTTTCCATTAGTCCTACTGATCCTTTTCACTCGACGTTTCATCCACGGAGTGGACTCGATGATGTCAACAACTTTCCACAAAGCATCCAAAGACAATCGGCGGTTCTGAGCCATTGCATAGGCCTGACCCTCACCAAAGATAAACAGGCCTGCAAGGATTCTCATGCGTACAAGATGCGACTTTCCTGATTGCCGGGCAACGAGCACCCCACAAGTGGTCCGAACCCAGTTGCCCTCTTTATCAACTACTAGTGCTTGGTCCAGAACGTGCTTTTGCCACTCCATCAGTGGCATCCCCACGCTTTCGGCTAGTTCCGCCACCAGTGGCCCCAGTGTTCGACCTTTTACGGGGCTGCTTTGTATCCGGGGTTTTGATGAGCCGTAAATACGTTTCGGCAAAGTCTTTGCCATGATCAATGTCCTCACTCTTAGGGGTAGAAGCCACATTACGGCTCTTAGGTGTCAACAACAATGCATCCATCAAGTTTGCATGTCGAGCTAGTAACTGGGCTAAGTCTGAAGTATCGCCAGCATCAAACTTAGCGTCAAGAAGCATGGATAGCCGATACAGAACAGCGACAGCACCAGCATCAACAGCAGAGAGATGGCCACCATTATTAGAAACAGCAATTTGAACATTATTGAGAATAGTTTTGTCATTCACGATCTAATCCTGCCTCGGGTGGTCCACTTTTTCTCATCGGGGGAATAATCCCGCC